CCCAAGATCGTCATCGAAAAAGAAGATGAAGATGAGAAAGAGGAGACCAAGGAAGAGATGAGCGAAGTCGTGAAGAAAGTTCTTACCGAGTTCGGCATTAAGCCCATCCCCGCCTCACCTTCAGTCGAAGTTGCTTCCGAGAAAAAGGAAGAACCCAAAACTTTTGAAGCTCTCGTGGCCGCCCATAGCGACTACGGAACATCGAAGCTCAAGGCTATGAAGGCCGTGATGCTCTCTAACCCAACCGAATACTCCGAGGCTTTGTCTCGTGGTATTAACAAAATCTAAAAAGGAAATAATACAATGAGTACAAATATTGATAACAATTTTCGGACATTCGGTAGTTCTACCGCCATCTCCGCATATCGATTCGTTCAGCCGTCCACAACGACCGCTGGATTCGTTGAAGTCAGCGTGACTGGTGCAACCAAAGCTATCGGTTCAACCATCGATGACATTCCTGCTGGTGGATACGGAACTGTTAAATTGTTCCATCCAACCTTCTTCGCAACCGTGTCTGGAACGGCGGCGGCTGGTGATGTTTTGAAATTTGATGCGGCAGGTCAAGTGACCACGCTGGCGGCCAATTTGGTGACGGCTGGCATCGCTCTCGAAGCGGCTACCGCCACTTCGGCAGTCATTGAAGTTGCCGTTCCGATGTTCTAAAGACTAACCCAAACAAAGAAAGAATAATAAAATGAGCTATATCTCTGGTGCAACGATTCGGGCAGACATCAACCAAGCGTTGGTGGAAGCCCCTAATGCTGATACTGGTTTGGTGGGTGCAGAAATTTTCCCACTTCTCCCAGTCCCAGCCAAAAGCGGTCAATACCTCAAGGTGCAGTTGGCACAAGCCGACCTCCTCAACAATGATTCCAAGGCTCGTGATGCTGGTTCGGGCTACGCTCGTGCCATTCGTGCCTTCGGAACAGATACCTACGATACCGTTGAGTTCGGACTTGAGGAGCTAATCGATGACGCATTTCGTGCGGATGCTGACAGATTTTTTGATCTCGAGGCATCGTCTGCTCGCTTCCTTCTTCGCCAAATTAAACTTGGTCACGAGAAGCGGGTTAATGACATCATCAATGCTGGCACAACCCCATTCACAACGAGCGACCAGTCTGCGATCTCTGCTTACACAAGTGCAAACTTGGGTAACATCGATGTGGCTGGTGACGTGGCTAATGCCCGCACAGAGCTAAACAAACTTGGCTATGAGGCCAATACGGTTGTTATGTCTGCCCCCGTGTTCGAGCGTATCCGCAGGACGACCAAGCTTCAAAATCAGTTCTTCGGAGTCATCTCCGATACTGGTGGTCGCTTGCTCTCGGAAGCTGAAATTGCGGCGGCTCTTGGCGTTCAGAAGGTTCTTGTTGGTCGTGCGGCGATCAACTCGGCAAATAAGAACAAAGCCTACTCTGGTGGGTTCGTGTTCTCCAACAGCTACATCACCGTTGCCAATGTCCAAAGCGGTCAGTTCACCGCTGGTGGAATCGGACGCACCTTGGTCTGGTCGGCAGATGCCCCCGGAGGCTTCGTCTCCGAGAGCTATCGTGATGAAGCTCGCCGAAGCAACGTCCTTCGGGTTCGTATGAATACGGCTGAAAAGCTGATTGATGCAAACGCAGGAGTTCGTATCACCACCAGCTTCGCCTAAAGATTAGATTGTGTGGTTCATAAGGGGGGCTAGAGCTAAAAACTCTAGCCCCTCTTTCTTTTTGTTTTGACACTCAATATTCTTGAAATCCTATATGCGAAATCCTTTAAGCGTCTATTTAATTGTTGGGTCTAATGAAGCTGATTATCTTTCCCGATGCCTCGAATCCTTTAAGCCCATTGCGAAGGAGTTTGTTGTATGCTTGGCTGGGGGGAAGAATTCGACTGCCGAGGAGGAAAAAGTTGCCTTGGCTTATGGGGCTAGAGTTGTTCGTTATGAGAATCAAAAAAAGGATTGGCCTCACATAGACGATTTTGCAACTGCTAGAAATACAGCCCTAAACGCTTGCTCTGAGAAATGGGCTATGTGGGTGGATGCAGACGATGAAATGCAACCCGGAGCAGACGAGATTATTGATGAGGCGATAACAACAGCCGAGGAGCGGGGGGCGCAGTTAATTGCATTCCGATATTTCGTTGAAAATGCTGGCCTTATCCCATTGAGGGAGATGGTTAGTCTTAAGGGGAAGTGCAGATGGAAAAATAGAGTACACGAAATGATTATTGCTGATGACCAGTCAAAGATATTTGGAATAGATAAAGTGGTGCGAGTGCATAGACCACACGGTTACAAAAAGACCTCCGCAGATAGGAATTTCACAATCTTAAAGGATACACTAGAACCAACTCCCAATTCCCTTTACTATACCCAGCAAGAATATTTCTTGTCCCAAAACTGGGAGAATTGTCTCAAATTTGGGAAACTAGCTATTCAGTTTCCAGAGCTAGAGGACACATTAAGATACGATGTGCTTTGCAATATGGGAAGATGTCCCATAGCCCCCGAGGAGAAATTAAGATACCTTGGTGAAGCCGTTGCCATTATGCCAGATCGCAGGGAGGCACATTATTGGCTGGCGGTTGAGTATTCGGCTAGGGGGCAATGGATTAAGGCTTGGGGTGCGGCAAGAGCGGCTATGAGCCTTCCAAGACCCACAGCACATTATTGGAATCTGGTGGAATCAATTTACCAATGGCAATCTCTGGACATATACGAAACAGCCTCGGTTTGTGTTGGGAAAAAAGATGAGGCAGAAAAAATGAAGAAAACTAGACCAGCCCCCAAAATCAGCATTGTTCACGCCACAAGGGGCAGACCACAGATCGCTTGGCAGAGACGACATCAATGGCTGAATTTGGCAAAGTCACCCCTAGAAATTGAGTGGCTTTTTATGGTCGATCACGATGACCCCATTGACTACACTCCCCACCAAGCCATTAGGTGCAATCCGGGGGGCATTATCAACGCTTGGAACGCAGGGGCAAAAATAGCCAAGTCAAACATTGTAATACAAATGAGCGATGATTGGACGCCTCCCCGCCATTGGGATGCCCTAATTTCGACCGCTATTGGGGATACAACGCAGGAGAAAGTGCTGGCAGTATCAGATGGGCTACGGCAAGATAAACTCCTTTGTATGGCCATTATGACGCAATCTAGGCTCAAAAAGCAGGGGTTTATGTTCCACCCCGACTACCAAGAGTCAGACGGCATCTATTCAGACAATGAGTTCACAGAATCAGCCTACCAAGCTGGGGTCGTAGTTGAGGCTAGACATATCCAATTTAAGCACGATAACCCTATGTTTAATGGCGGGCAACCAGACGAACAGCTAAAGAACCACAACAAGCCAGAGTTTTACGAAAAAGGAAAAGTTATCTACGAAAAACGCAAGGCAAACAACTGGGCTTAATATGCAAGAAATAACCATTAACGATTCATTTGGGCAAGCCCTTGCAAAATATAGCGAGGGGTTAGATGTTGGCCTAGAGATTGGAGGGGGAACTGGCGATGGCTCAACTCAATGTATTAGGACAAAAAGGCTATTCAGCATAGAGAACCACCCAGACCGCATAGGTAGGCATTCGATGAACCTATCTGCAAGGAACGGCGTTGCAATCAATGGAACTGCAACCTTGCCGAATTTATGGATGAACAAGAATGATGTTGAGGAGTTTTATCGAACTACAAAAACAAATCTAAATCAGTACCCGCTAGAACAAGTTATAGGGTGGCTTAATGAATGCCTACAAACTTCTAGGGTTTATTCCACAAACGCAATCGAGGACATCCATATTGAGCATAAGGCGAATTTCAACTTTGTGCTGATTGATGGCTCGCCTTTCTCTGGTGAGTCCGAACTTCGTTGCGTAAGGCCATTCCTAGAAGAGAAGGCAATCATCGCCTTGGACGATGTGAACGATATTAAAAATTGGGCAAACTATAACAAGCTCAAGGGATTTGCAAAACTACTATGGGAGGATTGGTCTGTTCGTAATGGGGCGGCCATATTTCAATTATGATTAAAGGCGTAATAGATTCGGAAGCCCCACAGATTCATTGGAAGCATCTTAATGTTTCTGGTGGAAGAGTGCTGGACTTGGGGTGTGCGTTTTGGACAGAAGCAGAAAGACAAGAGGGCAACGGCACGGCAAAGTATTTTTTATCACAAAAGCCAGAGTTTTATATGGGGGTGGACATAAACCAAGGAGAAATCAACACTCTTTCTCAACAATACCCGCAAGGAAAGTTCTTGTGCGAAAAGGCAGACACCGCATTTCAAATGGATGCTTGGATAACAGAGAACTCCATCACCCACATTAAATGCGACATCGAGGGAGACGAGACTCAACTTCTGCAAATTGGGAATGTCCACAATCTAAAAGAAATTGCCATCGAGTTACACTATTCAGACGCTTGGCTAAAAGAGTTTATTGCTTGGTTTGATTCGATTGGCTTTGAATGCTATCGCCACGATTCAGTTTCTTTTTGTGCAGAGATTAGCATTATCTATGGTCGCTTGAAATGCTGACAATCTTTACCATTGTGCTCAATGGGATGCCTTATATCCAGAGGCATCTAGCAGAGTTTCAAAAGCTAAAGATTCCGTGGGAGTGGAGGATTGTCGAGGGAGTGGCCGAGCCTCTAGGATGCACTCGCTGGTGCAAGCAAGTACCAGAGAAATATCACAAGAACTTTGTAAGCGTGGATGGGACGCACGAATACCTTGAGAGCATTAGGGGCGAGAATGTTTCTGTCTATTGGCAAGCAAAGCCTTTCCCCGGCAAGCTGGCGATGATTGGCGAGGCGTTGAAAGGGGTGGAGAAGGGTGTTGTGATGCAGATTGATTCTGATGAGATGTGGAGGGCAGACCAGCTAGACGCAATCTTTGGGCATCTCAAGGGTTGTGAGGATGGGCGAGCGATGCAGTTCCATTGTAACTATTATGTGGGGCAGAATAAAAAAGTTGTTACTAGGGATGGATTTGCTTCACATTGGTACGAGTGGTTTAGGGCTTGGAAGTGGGGAAGGGGAGTTGAGTTTGTTAGCCACGAACCACCCAAGCTGAATGTCCAATCAATGATGATTCCAAGGGGAGTGACAGAAACTTGGGGGCTTACCTTTGACCATTTCGCCTATGCCACAAAAGAGCAAGCACAATTTAAGGAAGATTTTTATGGCTATAAGGGGCTAGTCGAAGGATGGGAGAGGCTACAACAAACCACCAGTCCGGCTCGGTTGAAAGATTACTTCCCATTCATAACAGATAAGAGCGTTGTTGATGAGTGTTAAAACAATCAAATACTCGCAGAGATTGGGGGATGTGCTTCGTTGCCTACCAGCCGCAAAGCATCTAGCCGATCAAGGCCACGAAGTTTTCTTTGATTGCTTTGCCCAGTATAACGATGTTTTTGAACTGACCAGCTATGTAAAGGCTGGACATAGACAAGGCGATGTGATTGATCTGGAAGTATGGCCGAACAAGTACGAGGCTTATAGGAAAAGCAAAAGAAGCTGGACTGACTTTGTGTATAGCCATCCAGAGATTAAGGATGCAGACAAGACCAACATTGTCCTAGATAAGCTGGATGAAGAACCAGCCGAAGGATTGCCAGAGTCCTATAACCTAGTTGCCCCATTTGGATTATCCCAAGGATACTATAGAAATCCACTAGAACTAATCGTCAGAGCTAGGCAGACTATGGGCAAAGACAACTTCTTTGTGCTATGCCCTGCCGACATTAAGATTCAAGGACTTAATACCTATACTGCTCCATCGGTTGAGCAGATGGCAAAGGCAATCAGAGGGGCTAAGGACTTTTGGGCAATCAATAGTACGCCAATAATCCTCGCTTCGGCAACCAGAAGAAACAAGCAAACTGGCTTCTTTCCGCAGAAAGATGAGTGGGAAACAGACAACATTTTCAGCTTTGATGGTATGATAACTATGGATTGACACTAGGGGTGGTTTTATGGCTGGCACTATCAGCACCTCCTACTTCGCAACGGACTTGTCCTATATGATTCAAGACCTATATCAATCCGTGACTGGTTTGGGTTCGTCCTCTGTTTCTGCGTCCGTCACCGACCTAACCACGGCAAGCGAGCTTGAGATAGGCGGCGAGGTGTTTAGGATTACTCAAAGCCTAGTCGTTCTAGCTTCCGCAATTTCTACCCCTTCCATTGGCTCGCTCTGCACAGTTAGCGGGGTCGAACGTATGATTGGAGGATTTTCGCAAAGCACAGATGGTCTTTCCTTCACCATCGAACTTGCGGAAATTACGACCTAATGGCATCTATTGAGAGGGAGGTTGAGAACGCCCTCCTTAATGTTGTTTCTGGGATTACTGGGGTCAACTTCTTTACGAGCGAAAGAGGCACAGCTAGAACGATGCCGAGCGTAACAGTTCAAGCTCAAATTAGTGGCGAAGAGGTTGTGCCTTTTTCTGGTGTATTCAGAACTCCGGCATCTATTACCTATGTCGCAAGGGCAGACACAACCGCACGAGCCGACTTTGATGCCAAGTTTTACGACATCCTAGAACAACTCTATCGTGACCCAGACCTAGCAAGCTACCTAACCGACAACTCAAACATAACTTTCTATGTGGCAAAAGTAACAGACGATACCCCCGC